ATAGATCCAGCGCCATTAGCTGCACTAAAGTCATCTACAGTAAAGGGTGCAGTAAAGTATAGGTTGTTACCCTTAGCGTAGAATGCTGTATCCTTAAACACTGCTACATTCTCTGCACCTAGTACGTCTGTGCTGCCTGTAATAGCTGTGAGAGTATTGCCTGATGTGTTGTACGTAGCAGGGTAGTTATTACTATCTACAAAGATAACTTTATCATCACCGTCTAGGTTATATAGAACGTGCTTAGCCTTACCACCAAGCAAAGGTCTTGCACCCATGGATGTCCACGTAGTACCTGTGCCGTAGTAGTACTCTGTTACGTTAGAACCGTTCTGTCTAGCTACAACAATACGCCCAGAGCTTATCACTTTGAGCGCTAGTATAGGGCCAGACCCAGGTACAGCTGTAGTGCTAAACTTCTCAAAGCCTTTGATCTTAGAGTAGCCACCCTCTTTGCTAGACTCAAAGTTCTGCAAGATAGTAGCAGAACCCACAGCATTACTACCCTGTTGTAGAGGGCTAAGGTTAGAGATGAGACCACCTCTAAACTCAATAGGGAATGTCTGCCACTGTGTAGCCATTAGTAATATACTCTCGTGTCTCTCAGGTATTCAGTGCGATTAATGTGTAAGCTACGTAATTGTTTAATGCCTTGCTCAAACTTTTGTAGTGCTAATTGTGCTGCCTGCATGTCACCACGGAACTGATAAACGTAATACATAGCGCCATCAACGATGGTATAACGGTATTGCTCAGGGAGTGTAGGTACATCTGTATAAAGCTCTAGATCGTAGCCTGTACGGAAGTACTCATACACTACTTCATACTCTTTATCGGGAGTAGGGTAAAAGATCAACTCTCTACTAGGTGTACGTACAACATGCGTTGGTGTATTTCTTATACTTGTGGTAGAGTTATACTCAGTATCTGCATACTTGTCAAGCCATTCTTCGTATGTTAGTACTTTTAGTTTGACTGTACCTACGTTAAGAGCGTCATCACGCTTGATGCGGAAGGTGTTCATGTTAATAGTTTTACTATCATAAGGCATACTATAACGTACTTCACCAGGAAGAAGTACTTCTGTTTCTTCTACATGGTTCCACGGCCACTCAAACTCTTCCTGATTGACATGGCGAATAGCTGAGTTAACAGCATCCTTAGCAAAGCTGTAGTATCCTGTAGCTGTAGGGAAGTTAGCACTCGTAAGTTCTACTTCATTAAGGCGGCGGTTAATATCGTTAACTAGGCTAATGTAGTCGTATGCCATTCTTACTTCTCCTTGACACGCAGAAATACGCTGCGCTCATACTGTAATCCGCCTATTGTAGTTATCTTACACGTAATTCTGTAACGTTTATTATTTGTACCTAAACCCAAGCGAATAGTAGCCACAGTTGTAGTGTTAGTAGCCTGTACAAACTGTAGCCCATCTACAACATCTGCATTGTTCACTTCTGTTTTAACACCTACTGCGTCATCAATATACCAAGTGACGCCAGAAACAGCATCACCACTCAAGAAACGAGACCAGTCTATGCTGTAATCAAGTAACTCATCTTTATCTTTATCAGGCCACTTATATGACATAGGCTATCCTTTAGGCTGCAATATTTACTGTTCTGCTTGCTGAGAATACAGCGTCTATAACTATTGTTCTGTTATCTTCTGCTATATGTACAACGTGATTTAAGGGTTGAGGATTGGTGTATAACGTCCTGTCTCTACTGTAAGCATCTGCCTCAAAGGGGAAGTTGATAGCAATAACTGTAACAGCTGATACCGCAGTTGTACCTACTACGTCTTCTAGTCGCTCTGCTACATTTACTATTACAGGGTTGATTGTAGCAGTTGCTACTACAGAAAGCAAGGACTCTGATACGTCAATCTCAAAAGAGTCTAGGCTGGTAGGTTCCACAATACCCTGTGCTGAAACACCGACTATAGACTGTAAGGAGTCAGCGTGTGGTATGATAGCAGTAACACTACCTGTAGCAGAAGCGCTATCTAGAAGCTCTGAGATATGTGCCGTTAAACTACCTGCAAAACCCGTAGCTGATACAGAAAGAAGGTTCTCACTAATATCAATCTCAAAGCCACCTGCACTAACAGGCTCTAAAGCAGTTGAACCTGATACTGAAGCAAGTGTATGATTACCTTTAGCATCATACCCTACAGTAGCTACACTTCCTGTAGCGGATACACTGGAGAGTAGTTCAGAGAGGTTAACCTGTACTGTACCAACAGATACTGTAGCACCAACAGAGTTTGTAACTTCATCAGGGTTTAGTGTTAGACTACCTACCGTACCTGTAGCTGATACAGACGCTAGTAGTTCAGATACATTAACAGTTGTAGCTGTTATGCTACCCGTAGATAGTACAGACGCTAGAGCTACAACAGCAGATATACCAGCCTGAGATGCAGCTAAAGGTGTTGTAGCTAGTGGGGTAAAGCCAAACATACTGTATTACTCTCTACGTATTAGGGCTTAGTGGGCCATGTGATGTCGGTTGGAAAGCCAGCTTGATCTGTGATGTCACGGAGAGCCTGACGATATGCTGTCTGCTCTGCGGTCATCGTGCGGTCAGATGCAGCCCACCAGTCTGTTTCTGTGATAAGAGTGTTGCGTTTTTTTCTAGCTTTTTCGCATAGCTCGGTAAAATAAACGCTATCATCCCCATCAATATTTGCGACAGAGCCATTGATTATATCTTTGCCCATAATAATATTTCCTTACAAGTCAGAGTTAATATATAAAGATAGAATGAAGCCGGTGAACTGAAGCTGGCTCGTTTCTAGGTCGGCATAAATGCGCCTATTCCAAGAATTGTCGTTTTGGGGTATCCAGTTTGTGCGTTCGCCATCAACATCCTGCACAGTGAAGAAATTACCATTGGAAGATGAATACTTTTGGGCTTGATTGCCGTAATAGGTAGCGCCCAGGGACAGGCCACCTCCAGTAAAGGAGGTATCACCTATCCATCCTGAACCGTTGATTTCTAATCCGCTTGGGCCTTCGTCAGAACCGAAAAATGTATTTCCAACAGCGACAGTAAGCTTATGCGCAAACCAGAACTTCACGCTTGTTACATCTCTAGAGCCGCCGCCTTGCCAACGGTATTGAATCCTTGGCCTCACTCTTAAAAGGCCATCGCTACTGCCTGTACTTATATAAGAATGGTCCCCAAAATGAATATTGGCGTATTGATAATCGCCACTAACGCCTTGGTTGATGCTTGTGGCTGTGCCATACACCAGCACATCACCTTCAAACCCGTCTTGGTATTTAGAGGGTAGCGTCCAGTATTGAGATACGTTTACGCCATTTGACCTATTCCCGTAGTTGATAGCGCCTATGTACTCCCAAGTTTTTGCAGGAGCAGCTCCTACACCAGCCGCCGTCATAGCCGCAGCCGATGTCGCATCAACAGACGCAATGTTTTTTAGCGCACGAGAGTTACTGATAACCTCTGTGCCGTTTACCTGTATAGCCATCTTCGTATTCTCCTACTATTAGCTATTGAGTTGTGCTTTAAGCTCATCTATCTGAACTTGCTGCTCTTTGATTGCCTCTATCAAGAGACCAACCATGTTGCCGTACTGAACAGTCAAGTGACCTTCGCCACCCTCCTGCACTAGCTCAGGCATAACCTTCTGTACTTCTTGAGCAATAACACCAGATGACTTTTCATCGTTGTGCTTAAACGTGAAGTTGTAACCACCTAGTTGCTGCACCTTACTTACCGCATCTGTGATAGGTGTAATGTCTTTCTTGGCGTTGCGGTCAGACGTGGTGTTGAATGTGGTGGCGGTCACGGTCGTGAACGTCGGGCTCGCCGTCACGTTGAGTGTGACAGAGCCGCTTGACCCGCCCCCGGTGAGGTTTGTGCCAGCGGAGACGTTGGTGATGTCGCCAGCGAAGCCGCCCTGTGACGCTAGGTGAGCCAGTGTGCATTTGCGGATGTAGTTGTCGCCAGTGTCAACATAAACGCGCGACAGGCTGCTTGTCGTGTCGCCTGACGTTGTGTTGATCCAACCAAACTCACAGTAGCCGTTGCTCTGTGTGCGTACTACACGGTTAGCCACGTTGTTACGGCCTGTGTGTAGGTCAAGGCCATCTAGCAGATTACTGTCAGCAGCTTTACCTGAAGTGCTAAGCTTCCCGTCAAGAGCAGTCTGTAGCCCATCTACGTTAGAAATAATGTGGTTATGACTATCATCTGCTACAGTAACACTCAGCGTAGCATTACCAGAGCCATCCCAAGAGACAGAACCAGAGGCATCGCCTGAGAGTGACAGCGTTCTAGCGGTAGTCCATTTGTCAGCATTTGGGTGGTAGTCATCAGCAAATACACGCTGGTTGGTGTTTACATATGCTGGACCTGTTTGTCTAGTCTGCCCGTTGCTTTCAATTTGATAAACTTGGGTTGTGCCGTTATTGAATACGAAACCACGATTAGTACCACCTGTCATTCTAAAATACATGTTATAATCAGATGTACTATCTAAACGACCGCCCCAGTTACCATCTTGAGTAGTTGACATATAGATTTTGTAACTATCACTATCCCAGAAGCGAAGTCCTCGGCCATTTCCACTAGCAAGACGAACATCTACTGAATTGGAGGCATTGCTGCGGAAAAATCTACTATCGGCTGCTGTTCCAGTATAGTAGCGACCATCAAGGTTATAGGAAGTAATACCAGTAAGGTGCCCATAAGTATCAAGAGTAATGTCTTGAATGACTGTGCCATCTGAGTTGTTCACTGATGCTTGGCTGGATGTGTCAGCGTGTGATACAGTTACACTAGAGGCACCGCTCTGGTTAGCTGTACCTAATTGACCACCACCAGACAAACCAGAACCTGCAGTAACAGTCATAGCACCATCACCAACTGTAACTGTACCTGTTCCTACAGAAGTGACGTGACCATATGTGTCAAACCCAATGTCTTGGATAAAGGTGTTGCCTGATCCATTAACGTCTGAGACAGTACTTGTATCAGCATGACTAATAGTACGGTTAGCAGTTAAGTCTCCACCACCAGTAAGACCGCTACCTGCTGAAACGGTAATAGTCTTATTAGCTTTAGTGCCAATATTAGTAGCTGTAGTAGTAGCAAAGTTTGGATCGTCACCAAGCGCAGCAGCTAACTCATTAAGCGTATCAAGCGTACCTGGTGCAGAATCAACAATATTAGCTACAGCTGTATCGGCGTAGCTAGTGTAGTAAGAACCGTGTTGACCATCTAGAGTATCTGCATCTACGTTTAACGCATCAATGTCAGCCTTTGTTTGATCTGCAGTGGCACCCGCTTCAATACCGTCTAGCTTACTATGATCTGCATCAGTAAATACGTTAGTGTCAACACCAGCAGTTATAAGAGCACGGATCTCTGAGTGTGTCTGGTCTCCTGTAGCACCATGTTCAATGCTGTCTAGCTTACTACCGTCAGACGCAATATCACGCCCATCAATATTACCTCTAGCTATGATGTTACCACTAGCATCTAGCAGATCAGCTAAGTCACGTGCTTTAGTCATGTTTAAGTCCTACGTTGCGGGTTAAGCCGACCAAGGTGTTCCCGAGGCAGTAGTTGGGTTAGCCATCGCATCAATCTTTGCAGCGATAGCAGCTTCCGTGGCATCTTTGTCCACCGATCCGTGTACCCAGCCCAAGACTGTTTCTTCAGTTAAGTCTGCGTAGGCAACAAAGCCAGCGGCAGATGGGTCTGGGGTATGTGAGGTTGTCCCGTAGGAACGTGCAGAGTTTCCATCTGCGTCAGTGCCGAAGCAATACCAGTGAACAACGACAACGCCGTCATCTGCTGTATTGCGTTCCATATTGGCTACTGACCATGTGTATGTGATAGACATAGCGTCTTTCTCCTTTTCTGACTGGTTACGGTTATGCGTTTTCTAGGGCAGTGATCCGTG